CTAAAAACTTTGATTGGAATATCAAATGCTCTTTCTATCGGTGTATTAAAAACTTCAACTTCAATTTGATGAGATCCTTTTTCCAAATAAACTTTTTCTAATCTTGGATTGGATACACCAAATGAATCTAACTTTGATACTTCTTTTCCATCAATTAAAACTCTTCCACTATTATCTACAGTTCCACGAACTCCATAAAATCCAGGATATGGAAGTTCAACAGTCCAGGTGTTTATAAAATTAATTCCTGCACTATCAGTTTCATCAACATCAAATGGTGGAACTGGTGAGATTGCATACCGATTCATAAATTTGGACCAGGCAGTTCCCTTGGTTGGATCACCTGTAGTACGTCTCACTGGATACCACTGTTCCTTTGATGTTGGCAATCTTGTTGACCAGATTGGACTTGGAGGGCATCTTCCAGTTTGAATTGGTGCTGGTTCTTTTGGAACAGGAAGTGGTGGGGCATCAATACTCACCGAAATTCCCATTGGATTTTCATTAAAAGATTTTGGGGATACAACTTCTCCGGTTGTAAATGTAGTCTCAATATTGACTGCAAGAACCATTGGGTTTCTTATAGCAATCGGTCCAACTTCAATATTTTCTAACTCTGCACGAATCGTATAGTTTCCTTGATTGAATGTATAAACTTGATCTAAATCTGGATTTCTTTTTCCTGGTGCATAAAAACCTTCTTTACGAATTAAAGTTTCACCAATATAAAGAGAGACATTATCATCCACAGCAATTTGAATTCTATAATCACCAGTGACCGGAAAGTTTATATTATTCCAAATAATAGTATGAATTCCTGCAAATGATTCAACCTGTGCCTCTGCACTTGAAGTATCAAAAGGACATACACCATAACGATCAAGTAAACCCGATGTGAGTGATGCTGCTGGATTTGTTCTCCAAAGAGTACGATTTGCCTTTGAGATGTAATCAACGGTATTAAAAACATTTTCATTTCGAATCGTAGATGGTGATGATGCTCTTGGAACGTCCACAGTAGCATTTCCTACAACCTCAAATACGGGTTCTTCGGTTTCTACATAAGTTGATTTTCTTACAGTTGATGATGTGGTGATTGGTTGAGTAATTCTTCTAAAAAATCCACCTGAAGTTGTGAGAGTAAAAGAAGTAACTCCTTCATATTTAATAGGAGTATAGTTATTATTATCAGGATCTTCTGGTCTAAATTTATCAAGTATTGCAAAGGCATTCAAAGATTCCTGAAATAATGTACCAGCAAATCCACTTCCTTCTCCTTCTGCACCTCTACCAGTCAAACTTTGAATGTGAGATATATACGGAACCCAGGATTGGTTTGATCCATAAAATGCAGTATTTTGATTCAGTTCAACATTAGCATCATTAACCATTCCAGCAGCCATTCCAATAAAAAGATCAGATCGTTTATACTCTGGATTTGGAACAATCGTAATCGGACCATAAAGTCTTCCTCCCTTCAAAAATACTTCTCCTCCAAAATCACCACCCAGAGGTCTTGCTCCAGGACCTACAGTAATTGCCTTTCCTGCAAATCCATCAGTTCTTCCTTCCACAATACCAACTTCAGGGATATTAAGTGATGGTCCATCAGTAAATAATGTTCCAAAATTACAATAAACTTCTTCATCGGCACGATATTGAGTTAAATCAAGATAAATTCCAGGTTCAATTGTCGTTGTAGTCGTATCAAAACCAGGTCGTCGAATTACATCTGGTTTTTTATTTTGTTTTCTTTCAACTTCTAAAATTGGAAGATTTAATAAATCAATACGAATGTTATGTGGACCTGCCTTTAATTCTTTTTTTGTTGGTCGCACCGCATCATTAAAACTTCCAAGATCAAATAATTGAATATTATCTACATATAATTTTGATACATTATCACATAATCCTCTAAAGGTATATTCTCCATCGTATGGGAAATCTACATCCCAATCAAAAACAAAAAGTTTTCCTGCCTCATCACTTCCACTTACATTTGATGGTGGAACAGGTGAAATCGCATATAGATTCATAAAATCACTCCACCTAAAGTCTGTGACGACATATGGAATGTTATATTTTTTACCTTCAGCAGTAATTGATTTTGGTGGAGTTGATTTTGTCGTCCAAAATGGATTACTTGTTTTTAGAAGTGATTTTTGATATGCATCAATCTCTTCACGAATAGGATCTTTGCCGACATTTGTATAAGTTTCAGGTTCCCAAGGACCTAAATCTTCACCATTAGGTCCCCAATTTCTACCATATCCAACAGTTGTATCTGGACAGATTTCATAATCTTCAAAATCATTTTCGTCTTCAAATGTTACGAAGGTTTCTGAAAGTTCACCGAGTTCTGAAGACAAAGTAGCACCACTGCCATACTGACATTCATCAATTGCTCTTACTATAGGTGGATATTGATATCCAAACCCACCTGTAATTACATCAACGGCCAGAATCGCACCATCAACTCCTACGATTGCATTTGCCTGAGCACCAACACCACCACCACCAAAAAATTGAATTCTTGGTGGTCCTTCTCCACATTTTTTACGAGTCTGAATTCCACTACAAGTACTTGCAGAAGAAACAAGAACTTCTGGAGTCAGGGCATTAACTTCATTAATATTTAAATATTGAATTGAATTATTTGCATCTCTAAAAATAAAGGCAGTTCCAGGATTATCTTTTGCATAATCATTTGCCTCACAAATACTAACTTCTACAACATATCCTAAAATCGGATCAATAAGTCCAACTTTAATGTCATCCTGTGAAACATCCTTAAAAATCTGATCAATTAGTTGATTGATTCTCGTGTTTTTAGTATCATATGATAAATTAAGAAATGATTCTTGAGTTGCCATTATTTAAAATTCTTACTTTTTTCTTTCATATACCTATTTATCCATAATCTCTATAATCAACATCTTTGGTCTCTGATGTCGGAGATGCATATGGAACTTCTTCTGGGGTAGTCACAGATGCAGGATTTTGTGCGGCTGCTGCAACAGCAGGAATTCTTGGCAACTGCACTTCTTCACTACCACCAGAACCTTCCTGTAAAGTATAATAATCTGATGCAGGACAACTTAATCCTAAATCACAACCAAAAATATTTACACTCAAATTTGTAAAGTTCATTGCACCAGATAGACTTCCAGAAATTCCATTTACAATTCCAGAGATGTCCGAAATTGTTCCACTCACATCGGACAGAAGTGATTGAATGTCTTCTAAAAAATTAGATACACTATTCAGAGAAGTATCAATTCCCTCAACAATTTGTGGAAGATTGAGTGCAATCATTTGCCCTGTTAAAATTTCTACAGAACAAATCGGAGTGGTTGTAGTATACCCATTTTGAATAATGGTTTTTGTATCAAGTGTAGAATTTGATCCGGTTCCTGTCTGATCGTTTAAAAATCCCTGAACCTGACCACAGAGTCCATTTGTAATTTTACTGAATAAACAATTAATCAATTCGGTGATTTTTTCACGAATATCAAAAAACTTAAATCTTAAGTTTGGTGGTATTGCATCAGTTGCTGGTGCAAGAGCACAATTTATTTTTTTGAGAATATATTCTAAAATCTTATCAAAAATCATTTTCAGATATTTTGCAATAATACAAGCAACATCTGCAATTAGTTTTTGTATGTCACTAATAAGAGTTGAGGCAGCATCAACATAACTTTGTGCTGCTTGTAGAACACTATCAATTTTCTTTGTAAGATTATCTATTTCTGTCTGAATTGCTTTCAGTGCAGACCCAACCAAATCGCAAGGATTTAAGATTACGATCTTTTCCAAATACATAGTGTTTCTTTGTATATCGGCAACAGACATAAGATGTGGATTGTCTGGTTGCTCAATCGTTGCTCCTGGTTGCGTAGGAGAAGTTGGTGATTGAGATTCTGCTGCTTCTGCTTTTGTTGCGGCAACTGTTCTTTCTCCAACTAATGCTTCTGTTGCTGCTGGAGATAAACCTCTTGCTGCTGCTTCTGCTCTTGCTGATTGTGCCGCAGCAAGTTCTCTTGATGTTGGTGGTCTTGATGGATCTCTACCAAACTTATCTAAAGTTACACCAGATTTTGGACTTGCAGGTTTTGATCCAGGTTTTTTTGTTGTAAGTCCATCAGCAGGGACTTTGATATTAGGATCCGGGTCTTTTCCTTTTGCATATCCACTGAAAGGTTTATAATTCTCTGGTTTAGTATTCAGCGCTGTCTGGGCATTATTACCAAGAACTCCCATAATTACAGGAACTTGTTGATCGGCACCATCCAAGAAGAAACCAAATACAAAGTTTCCTTGACGAAGTGCCGAAGTTGCTCCAGACTTTGCCTGACCTCCACCAGCAGTAATTGGATACATTACCTGGGCCCAGGGAAGTTGATCCGATGCTATTGATGTTTCTTCTTGATCGTGAAGACCTATGATACGAACTTTATATCTTCTTCCCCATCCAGGAACATTATTCTTATCATCAAATTTACCAGAAACAATATTATCTCTCCAATAAGAATCATCGGCAATCTGTCCGATCCACCAATTAAAACTTGCTCCCAGAAATCCAGAGTTAAATAATGTTCCTTCGGTCATTTGATGCTCATAGATATAATTTTTTGATTATGACTATTTAACAGGTTAAGATCAATCATTTGTGAAAGATCCAGTTTTACCAAGTGAATCACGAACCAAGGTTAATTTTGTATATCCACCCTTTAACACATTAATATAGTGACAGAGGTCGGCAATCAAATAATTACCACCAAATTGTTTATTAAGTTCTTGAGTATTCTTATTTGAAAGTTCTGGAGAATCTATAAAAATTATATCTCCTGCGTGTAAACTAAAATCTGCAGTAATTGTAATGTTTGTCTTGGTATTGAACATTTGATTATATCTCATTACAGACTGATTTAAAATATTTTTTGGATCAAAATTTGGTTCTGTAGATTTTGTAATTTGTTGTTTCGTATCTCCTGTAGGTAAAGTTCCTTTATCAACTAACATATATTGAGTTCTTGAGTATTCTTGTTTTTGACCTTCACGAATAAATCTTGGATTGAGTTTTGGAAGATTTTTTCCTGCAAGTTTAAGATTTTGTTCTGTTTCCTCAGCATCTTTGGTGATTACCTCATAATAACAATTAAAAGGGTCAAAAAGAATTGTCCTTGTTGAATAAGTTCCCATTGATAATTTTGATTGAATATCACCACTTACATCATCAACACTATGTTCTAAAATTTTTGCAGAATATCCAGAGGGAAGATTTTCACCCGCACTATCTGGAGTTTGATTATAAATGAAAGATTTCTTTTTTTCTTGACTTAATAACGAATCAATAGATTTAAATTTAAATCCCTCTGAAGTTTCATAGAAAAAATATCCTGCAGTATTTTGTTTTGCTCCCTGAAGAGATGGAATTGATTTTTTTGCTAACCATAAAATAGAGTAAAAAGGTCTTTTTTGATTTCCAATAAAATTATAAGTATTTTCTGTTGCCTCAATATCCAATTTCTTTTCTGTTCCCAGATATTTTTTATCTGTTAAAATTTTTTTGACGTGTTCTGAAACTTTACCATCAAATCTTTGATTTATCTTTGTTTTATAGTTAATAATTCCTTCTTCAGAAACCAAATCAAGAGTTACCAAAGATTTTGTTGTGTCTTGTCCAACAGGAACAATTTGAGTTACAAACTGCTCAAACTCAAGTTTGACATCATTACCATCGGTGATTTTAATTTTAACGGATTCTGTTCCCTGAAGTGGAAGTCCTTCAATTAATGTTTGTGTAGTTTGACCTTTTTGAATTGTTTTTCCGGTATCTACATAAATGATATTTGTGCGAATTGACGGTTCAAGAATGCTTTCATAATAATAAATGTCCGTAATTAAATCTACAATATCTTTTTGATCACCACCAGTATTTGACTCAATGATACATTGAGCAATATTAACTTCTCTGACTTGTCTTAATACAGTTTTTTCTGATGCCATTTGATTAATGTCTGTTATGCATTTGCATATTGAGTATCATATGTTGTATCTATACTGGATGAACGACTCATACCACCAATTGAACCAGAATTTCCTGTTGGAATTGGTATTGGAA